TAGCATTCGGTGTTAATGGTACAGGCACAGTCTATGCTGATACTGGGAGCAACGTTGTAGTTGGTCTTGGTACTGATTTTGCTAACCTTGCAACTGGCACTCGCTTGTTTGCAATTGATGCAAGTAATAACGTAAATCTATTAGGTACAGGCACATCAACAAAAGGTAACTTGACTGTTGCAGTTGCTAATACAGCTAACACCGGTAACATCGTCGGTACAAGTGGCAATTCACAAACATTGACAGTAAATACACCAGTCACATTTACTGCTAACTTAGGTGGCCTAGTGACAGGTACTACATACTTTGTTAAGGCAATTGCTAACGCGGCTGCCTTCACTGTTTCTGCAACACGCGGTGGCGCAGAAGTAGATTTATCAGATGCTACAGGTACACCAAACGCTGTTCAGAACCGTGTTGTTTTAAGTGCTGTATCAGCAAACAATGCAACAGGACCAACTGGTCTAGGTGATCCATTCATCCAAGCACTTCCAGAAGCAGGCTACATTGTCCGTCAAAAGGGCAAGACAAAGTATCTCGTAACTGGTACAGTAACTGGTCTAACTGGTGCAGCTTATACTGCTAACGTTGCGAACACTGCATTGACACCAAACACAATGTCAATCATTGCAACTAACGCAGCTTCTGGTACACAGTATGTTTCAAGCATCAATGATTATAACAGCGAATTGTTCCCGGCAACTGTTGCTCCTGGCTCACTAGTAACTGGTACTGTATACACAATTTACAGTGCAGGTACAACAAACTGGACTTCAGTTGGTGCTATGGCTAACATGACTGGTATCACATTCACTGCTACTGGAACTGCTTCTGGTACAGGTCTTGCAGTATTAGCTAACGTTAACCCTGATGTTATCGCTTCGTTCAACTCAGCCGCAGTTGCAAATGCAGCTAACGGTCAACCGAACCCAATCGTAACTATCAATAACGCATAAGGGTAGATGAAAATGGCTCAGTCTTCTTCCGTCCAACAAATCAAGCAGGCTGAGACCGAAATTGCGGTCCTTCAGGTTCAGTATGGAAATATCAACGAAAAAGTTGATGATCTAAAAGCTGACCTGAAGGACTTTCGCACTGAAATAAAAGTACAATTACAAGAAACTCATGAGCTAATCAAAGGGTTTCAAGATGACAACAAGCAACAGCATGATGCTGTTGAAAAGAAGATTTCTGCACTAGAGAAATGGCGCTGGATGCTTATGGGAGCAGGCGTACTTGCAGGAGCTTTAGGCTTCCCTGTATTAGAAAAACTACTTGGAATGTAATATTAACCCGTTAGTATATCTAGTTTTTCTTGAACAACATCAATATTAACAGTACTAAACAATCCAGGATGTAATGGCTTAGGGTATAATCCATCTCCTACCCAAGCATAACCTACATGTTCATTGTTTAATTTAGGGATAAACTCGTCTTCTACTTCGCAGAAGAACGTATGATACACGAACGTATTATTCACAAATTTTTGAATAGGAACAAACTTTAAGTCAGAGTTGAAGAATCCTATTTCTTCGGTACATTCTCTTTGAATTCCATCTAGTAAAGTTTCGTTATCTTCAAGTTTTCCTCCGGGAATACTCCAAGTTGGATTTCTCATATCTGACCGAAGTAGATATAGATACCTAGCACTAGCTTTACTATAAAAGAAGACACCCGCCGCTTGATTAGACATGTTAAATGACAATGCTATAGTCACCCTGGTCATACCAACCTTCGTATGATTTCATCCACATTCCATCAGCATTCACATAGCGATACTGTACACTAGTAGTTAAGTTAGTAACAAATTGCACAGTAGTTGAAGCCTGAGAGTCAAAGGATACAAGCCATTGACCTGTGTCAGCATCAAACTGAATAATATCATTCGCATTTGCAACTAGTCCTCCCCACGAAATAGTAGTAGAGCCCTCACTGCCGATATCTTCTACGATCAGATATCTTATACCCGGCATCGGGCCGGGCAATCCTGCATTGGGACCGGTTAACTGTGGGTTAATTATACTGTTTACAGGCGCTAGCGTGTTTTGAGGTAATGTGTCTTGATCAATATTATAAATCAAGAATCTATCATCGTTCGGATCAGGAACAATTGTACCTACAATGTCGTGATCCATATATGGATTCTGGAGCCAAATCTGAGAGATTCCAGGCTTAACTGCACCGTACACATTTAACAGAGAAGACCAATACAGATTAGTATTAGGGCTATCAGGCAAAGTTAGTGCAGCATTAGATGGATTAAATGCTTCGTTGGCGGGAAGCAACTGTAGCTTGTTCCCCAATAACAATACTTTATAACCATAAGGGGTGATTTTTTGTCTAGTACCCAATAATAAATCATCATCTTGGACATCTTGAAGCGCACTTCCCTTATAGATAGAAGCAATGATCTTCTCGATAACTCCCATCTTCTTGAGCTTAGAGCTAGTGCTGATCCAGATCGGCATGTAGAACTTCCAAGTCATAACATCAATTGGGTTATTAGTTCCGACTGGAATACTTCTACTTGAGAATGTTAGTCCGTCTTGGAATACCGCGGATAGTGAAGTCCAGTCAATAAAATTATCTGTGCTTTGAATTTCAAGAGCAGGATTGAATAGTGTGGCTAACTGTTCAAAAATTTCTAGCTTCTGTTGATAGTTAGTAGTCCAAAAATCTACATTTACTCTCAATGTATAAGGGACAGGCATCAAACGCTCAACTGTAAACGCTTGTCCTTGTGTAGTTTCATAGCTTTGTGTCTCTTGATCATATGAACGTTGTCTTACGTTTATCTTATCAACAAACGTAGGATCCTGTGTCCATTTCTGATTGTACTCAATTCCAGTAATATAATATGTAATTAACGGGGCTGATGGAAGATTGCTTGCAGAGTTGTTAGCAATGATTGTAGATGCTTGTCTACTAGAATCTCCGTACATGATTGGCACACGAACTAGAATGTCATTACCATTAGGATCTTTGCCCCTGGTGACTTCCCAGTTGCTGAAAATCTTAGCAAACTGAATCAGAAAACGTCTGACTTGATTATCGTAAAAGAATTGTGCCATAGTTTGCTATTATTCCGGTGGTAGAACGTCTGGCTTAGGCTGCAAGATTGTTGACAACGGTTGAGCTTCAGGAACCAGTTTCGCTTCATTATTTAGATAGATTTCAGTGCTGTCATTAATAAATGATGACAACAGTGACTTGTCCTCTGGACCAAAGCCGGTATCAGTTCTGACGTTATCGCTGATTCTGATCCACATCTTGCCATCCCAACGATACAATAACTGCGGTAGATAATCAATACGCAAGAAGTAATCGCCAACTTGTGGATTTTGCGGGAAACTGATGCCTGCACCTGTTGTAGCTAGTCCAGTAGTTCCTAGAGGGAAACCGTTTGGAGCAGAACCGTCACCAGTCATATACCCTGTTGAATAGCCGAATGTACGTGGGCTTGAACGAGCAATATACTGAAATCCAGGAATACAGTCTGCACGATAGTCCATATTAATTGTGATGTCTCCGGTGAAACCAGGGGCTTCTGGATTCTGATCCGCAGTTGCATAAGTGTTATCAGCGGTACCATAAGGACCAAGAACAACACCAAATGATTGGACGTTTAGAATCTTGTCTGTCTCTACTGAGCCAGAGCCACCTTCTGTTTTCTTAGGTGCTTGCTCAATCACAGACAGCTGGGCTTGAACAAACTTGTCAATCTTGTCATTGAAGCCAATAGAATCAACTGTCATATCCCAAATGCTTTCGAGAACTGACTTCTTAATCTTAATGCCAGCCGCAGAGTTTTTATAACGAGGATTTTTAACTATCATCACAGTACCAGTTGCTGGACGACCTGGAGTAGTCCCTGGCTGCGTGTTGATATTAATAGGGGGAGCAGGTTGATTGTATTTACGAGAAGGAACATTGTTAGCTTCATATGTACCGTATGTAGGAACAATATACATTTTGCTAGTGTCGTATCCTGAAAGAGGAACTAAACGCTGTGCTTCTTGTAGAGCAGCATCATTGATTGCAATGTTCTTATTGTAAGTAGAGAGAATGTCAGCAACACTTCCTTTCTCTTCTACCTGCCAGTAAGTTGTATTAGGTGGAGTAGTTCCAGGAGGAACATCAAGGATTGACTTATAAATTTTACCACCATAAGTTACTGTATATCCAGGAGGATAAGTCTTAGTAGGATCAAAATCACCAAGATAGTTGTCTTGCTGAGTAGGAGCATTAAGAATATCTGCAAATTCTTCACTGTTGACTAACGGTTCGCACTTGATGCGCCATAGATGCGGATACCAAGTTTGAGAGAAACCCTCACTTGCATAATTGGCGTCAGTGATTTGCATGAAGCGTTTTAATGCTACGGGGATTTTCTCATCAAGTGGATTGTAGTCAAGCAAGTGAGGAAGTTCAAGAACATCTCCTACCATTAGCTTCCGACCAATGATATCAATCATGTCGTTATAATGTACAGTAACAAAT